GCTTTTTTCCATGAGTCGCTAATGCCCATGTTTGGGTCGCGTTGTGCAAAAAGTGTTACAGCAGAAAGAGGTTCACGAATAAGGTTGCGGTTAGTGGCTTCAATTGCACCAAGAACTCCACCAACGGGACGTGCAATATTCTTGCCTAAGTCAATAGTAGACTGCTTTAATATATTAAGGATGCCATTAAATTCTTTTCTATCATTTAATGGAGCGGTCGCAATATCCCATGCAAACTTTGCTGGAGATGCAATTGCAAGACCGACGTCTAAACCCCAGTCTCTGGTTCCTTTTGCAAGGTCACCAATGCGGTTCCAAATATCCATTAAAGACCATTCATCAAAATTGCTAGCGCACGGCGTGTTTCAGCTGAAGTATTTGGGCGAGAAGCAATATAACTTAAAACTGGATAGTATGATGCGATACTCTTATTAAACTCAGCGTTATTATCTGCGTTACTTGGAAGCATAAGTGCTTCTGCGCCAGGCCCTGCACCCATATTAATTCCTGCTGTGATTGGTTCATCAGGATTCATTGTTGGTTCAGTTAAAGTTGTAATAGGTGGTTGTGATGGTGCAACATTCATTGGACGTGCAACAGTCTTTGCAATTTTAGCAAGAGGAGCGGCTGCTGCCTGCTCATTGATTTGCTTGTTCATTCCATAGGCATAACCTGACGCTACGCGTCCTGATTGACCTGCTCCACCAGTACCAGAAACATTAGCAGGATTATTCTGCGGCGCGGTTGGGCGCATTCCTCCACGATTTTCAGCCATGTTTCCTCCTACTTAGTAAATTGTTCAAAGATATGAAACGGCGGAGCCGTCTCGTTATTATTAACTGCTGCAATTCTCATTGCATCTAGCATTGTAGTTCCTGCGTGTAGCGCTCCAACTGCAAAGTCACCACCAGAACCAATACCATAAAATCCTGTACTGTTCATTCCAACTGAGAAATCAGAATCTATCTCAAAGATAGTTCCATTGATTCCTAGTAGAAGACTTAATTCAAACTTGTTATCGTCATCATCTGATGTTTTATTAAAGTCTACGCCTGCTTCAGTAAGTGCCGCCTTTAGCGATGGCACTACTTTGTTAATTGCAAACTCGTATAAGTTTGCTTTAGCCTTTACTGTAACTAGTGGAGGCGTCCACCCATGGAGTACCACTTGTAAACTACGATAGTTACCAGCACCAGAAATAATATAACTTCCACGTTCAACTGCCTTTGTCATGTTAGGGTGAGTATAAACTTTACCAGCAGCGTTGATTCGGCTGTCTGCTACGATTACACACTTGTCTTCGTGCTGAACACCAATAATCGTAGTCATTGTCCCCTCCTAGATTATATGCGTCGCGTTGAACGAACGCTTGCTGTTGGCTTTCCACTACCAGTAATACCTGATAGTAAGCTCATAATGTCTGGCGGTGCCTGTTCAATTTCAGGTGTAGCGCCTCCTGCTGGAACACCAGCGGGAACAGGGGACGGTTGCTCAACCGCTTGTTGGGCCCCAGCAGGAGGAACTGGTTGCGGCTGTGGCGTAAAGACTTCTTCAATGACGTCCTCTAGTGCCTGTCCCTTTTGGCGTGCCTTAATGACAGCCGCAATCTGTCGCACTACTTCAGAAGCGTCCTGGCCTTGCATAGCCATCTGTGGTATCGCTTGAGAGAGTGCATTAATAGAACCGAGAAGCGAAGCTCGCATACTCTCGATTTCAATCTTTTCTACTTCTTGGGTTACGTTAACTGTAAACGGAAGTTCACGCATTGCCATATCCTTGGAGATGAGTCCACCACCAAGTGCCTGTAACATAAAGATAAGTCCCTGTGCAGGATTAAGTCCTGCCAACATACCATAACGGACATCGGCTGAGTAGTCACCCTTGATGTCCTTCTTAGGGTTGTATGTAATTTCGTATGGTGAACCTGAGTCTACACCACGGATTGTCTTTTCATCTGGAAAAATTAATTCATCAACTTGGAAACAAAGTTGGATTACATCGCGCAGTGCTGATGCGAAGATTGCTTGTGCTGACTTGACCTGTGTATCGAAGGCTCCCATAAGAGCCTGTACACCTTGGCCTGTAACAACTGATGCACTGATGTTTCCTGTACGTGATTCAGGATAACGTGTACCAACACGCAATTCTTGACCAAGCAATGTTTGCTCAGTAAATGCACCTGGCGGAATATTAAGTTCTACGCGGCGGACGCCTGCTGGGTTTGCTGTACGAATAACAGCGTCGCCACCAAGTTGCAACTCTTGTACATCTTGTGGAAGTACGATAGGAGCCTGTACAGATTTCTCTGCAGCTTCCATTGCGAGCAACGCAAAGCGATTGCGAAGCAACTGGATACCAAGGACGTCGTCAAACTGTCCACGTAGTTCATCATCGATAGATGGCTTACGGGCTACTACAACCATCATCTTACCCAATGGATTCGTAGCACGTGATAGTACTAAGTTATTCTTTGTAGGGATGTAGATGATTGATTGGTCTTTGTCGTAGTAACGAATCATTTCAACCTGAGTATTTAAGTCTTGCTTGTAGCCAAAGCCACCTAGCAAGGAGTACTCATACTCAGGATATAATGCGACTAACTCAGCCAAAGAAGTCATGTAGCGTTTTGCAAAGGCAATGCAGCGTCCGTAGCGGTCGAATTCTGGGTAAGCACCCACAGGGTTTTCTAGGCGGATGCGCGGCAACTTTGCTTCCTCATCCAATTCAATAAAGAATGGGAGGAAACCGTAAGTGATATACCAGTCTGCACCTTGGTACATATGTACTGCAAGGTCAGAGTGTGAAAAATAATTAGAGGCGATACGTGTGCGCTTGTCAGCAAACTGACGTGCTCTATCTGAAACAGAGTTGGCAGCCGAACAGTTGACCGCAGGTAACGGTGCCATAACTTCTGACAGGTCGCTTGCGACAACGTCAATAAAGTTTGCAACTACGTTAGCATCTACACCGTCTGGAAAGAAGTCAGGATAGACAGATGCAATGTTACCCTTGCGGACCGAAAGAACGTCGAGGTTGCGACCGTCGCGTTCAGCGTTGCGGAAGCGAAGGTTCTCGACTCTCGCCGCAACTTGTTCGATTGATAATGCCATTGTTATCCTAACTATAAGTTTCTTGCCATTGCTCAGCGAATGCTTCGTCTAAGTTCAATGACATTCTGCTTTGCTTTTGGTATCTGGTTGCCCAGCGATTATTTTGGAACTGACCAACCTTGCTGCCTTGTTGCATTAATTCGCGGATGCGAATGATAGCAAACCATAAAGCCATTACGCAGTCAGTTGGGTTCTTAGTATCTGGCTTCCAGGTAATGAGTTGCTGTACAAGAGACTTAAGTCCCTCTGAGCCTTCGTTGCTTGGTAGTTCGATTAGACCGTTGTCTTGGTAGCGACCATCATGTATAGTACCGAAAAGGCTAGACATAGATGCTACACCGAAAGATGTGTCCCACTTATTCTTACCAGTAAAGTGTGAGTTTAACTGGCAGCCGTAGGTAGCCAGATAGTTACGCAGGTCAGTGTCCATAGCGTAGTACTTCTGGTGTGCGTTAATTTCTACACGGAACTCTTGAGGGCTATACTTCTCGACCCACTCACGAATTAGAGCGTTCTCCTTTTGAGGAGTAGGGTCTGCCATGTTGACGCAGTCAAGTACATAGATTGTACTATCGTCGCGGTTAAGAGTTACGGCTACAAATGCTGAACGGCCAGATACGGCAGGGTCAAAGCCAATTACTGTGTAGGTCGAGCCTGCTCTTTGCGGGTGCCCTGGAGTACCAGGTTTAAGCGGTCCACGCTTTCGCATACCGTTAACACATCCTGCAACTGCTGTTGGCGCGAATATGGAATCGGACTGGACGTCTTCTTGCTGGTAGACCATAGCCCAGACAGATGCCGCCACTTCAGAGCGGCGCGTAAAAAGCGAGGGTCCATCCCATTTCGGATAAAGTCCATTGTCATCAGGCTCATCAATCTCGTTCTCCTGCATTGTGGTCTTAGGCCACAGCGTCCTCCAGTTATCAGGCTTCTCGTCAAACTGAAGTACGGCAGGCATCGCAAAGTAAGTAAAGGGTGACTTGCCACCAGACCACTGTTGAGGGTCACGTAGCATTTTGTATAGGTCAATTGGTGCAACTCGAGTGCCAACGATAATTAATTTACCATGTCGCCCAAGGCGGGTAATAACTTCCTTTTGAATCCACTCGAGTTGCTTTTCCCACTCGTGAGCGTTTGAGCCCATCACAGCATCGTCGATAATAATCAGGTCAGCGCGAGCACCGTAAATCTGTGAGCCCATACCTAGGGCCTGGACCGTAGGGTCCTTTTCGCCAGAGTCGCGTCCTGTACCCAGATAAATCATGTCAGCAGACCATTGTGTTGAGTCTGCCTTGTACCCTCCATTTGGGCCGAAGGCTACTTGGAGTTTGGTGAAGGCTGGGTGGGAAAGTCTAGTTTTGATTGCGCCAAGGAATTTGCGAGCCATACCCTGAGTCTTAGAAACAATAATGACTCGCGCATTGGGGTTGGTAACAATCTTATAAACGACGTAGTTAGTCGTAATGACCGTACTCTTAGCATGCTCAGGAGGTACGTTAATGAGAACACGGTTTGCCGCTCCTGGCTCGTAGGTCATGGCTGGGTCTAACCAGCGGGGGTCACGGCCCTCAATCAGGTCTACCCAATCAAGGTGATGCTCGAAGAGCTTGGTGTCTAGGAACTGCTCAGAGAAGTCGGGAAAGGAAATATCTCCCAGCTCCTTTAGGTCAGTCTTGATGCCCTTACCTTCGAGGCGAGCAGCCTCGGCACGTGCTTTGAACTCAGGGTCAGTTGCTGACCATTGGCGGAATGCCACATCTGAGCGGCCTACAGAGGCCATAGCCTGAGTAATTGTGCTACCCTGACTCAGTTGCTGCAAGGCCTTTTCTTGCGCCTCGCGCTTAGGGATATTCTGAATCCCAGGTTTTCTACCCATCAGTTGTCCCCATCATTTACAGTCATTTAACGCTAGCCGATTAACGGCAGAACTTCCCCATATTATTATATATTATATTATATATAAGAGTCGCGGAGTCTTAAACGGAGCGACTCCGTATATGTATTTCTATACATATAAGATAACCTGTTCAAATCGTAAAACCGAACAACTGAAACCAATATATTTTTAAAAGCCCTGGTCAGGGCTATATATAGGGGGCTATAGTATTATATAACAGAAATTTTTGGGAGGATACTATATCCGACCCTGCCAGCGCAATTAAACAATGTGGGGTCAAAATGTCTAAGTCTCTAGTTTAGGGTTAGGGTTTGTGTGAATTGTCGATAAATCTATAAGTCGCTATAACAATTTATAGGTTTATCTATGTACCGACTATCTACCCGACTCAGGAAATCCTCAGGGGGCATTAAGTTTTTTCTCAGGAAACTCTCAGGGTTATACTCTCTCAGATAACTCTCAGGAAACTCTCAGACTTCTAGGGGTCTTGGGTTATACCTTTTTATTTAGCGTGCGTGCGTGTATGCGATTATGGGGTGTGACCTAAATCACATTAGGTTGAGCGTGTGTCGGGCTTGACTTTGGCATGGTGAGCGTGTAGTCTTTGCCTTGTAATCGGATAGGGGAATAACCCCAAAGGGTCACAAAGTACGACACGCCCGACAAGTCGTGAGACTTGACAAAGGCTAGGGGATAGTGTAAAGTTATCTCCAACAAGTGAAAGACCTAACGAGAGTTAGAGCGTCATCACTTGACAAGTCAATAGAGACATGATAGGCTTGACTCGTTACCTAGTAGCAGACCCTCGGGGTTGGGTAACACGACTCTATTGTGTCCGACTTGACAAGTCGCGTAGCGTAGGCTATACTAGGCTCACAACCTAGCGCGACACTAGACCTAGCATGTTGCTAGGCTAAGCATGAGAGAGGATAGACACTTGACCTATAACCCTTACGGGGGTTTAGGTAGTATCGTAGTCACGCCACGCAAGGTTCATGCGTCTGATAGACGCTTGGGCACTATCGGGGCACGACTTACGGACACGCAACATGGTAAAGCCGTACGCATTAAGCGCACACGCACACGCCATGCCGTCACGACCAACCGCCCTAAGGTTGAGCGCGTACTACCGACCCTTAGTGAACACGAACAGGAACGCCTAGCCCGCGCCCTAGCACTTAGCGAACGCGAACGCGAGTTCCGCGCCACGCTACCTAGCGTCCACATAGACGCGAACGATTAAGAATTAGCCACGCCCGATACTGGGGGTAGGTCTAGGTTCAAGCCCTAGCGTGGCACGGCATAGGTACGCAACCTAGACTAGACTCTAGGCTCTGTTGATACTTACGCTGGCATGGTGAGTAAGGTAGTAACCTCATCATGGCAGGTTGTCACCGACACTACCTACAAAGTCGGTGCAACCCAGCCAAAGAGACTTGACAAAGCGTCAAGCCCATGATAAGATAGGGGTATTGAGTGGCTAGTGAAAGCGACCCACGCAAGGACAGGTTTTGGACTTGTCCTAAGTGTGGCAAACTTAATCTAGGCTCATGGTGTCCCTGTGAGAGAGGTTAGACATGACACTATCTACAAGTGACATGTTCGCCCTAATGATAGCCTTGCTATCGGTGAA